GCTTCAGCGCGCCGGCGTCAATACGGGTTGTTCTCAGTTCGTGGTGGTGATAGTCGGAGTGCGGCCACTGGCAGCCGAAAGGCTGGCGCATCAGCCAGGATTCGAGGCCATTAATACCGCCGGCGGCACTAATGACTTTTTCATTCAGGAAAAATTCTGCCAGCACATCATCATCAGTTAGCGTCTGGCGCGCCGGAGGAAGCTCGCCTGATGGCAGATCGGTCATATACTCCGGAGCGCGGCTAATCAGCACCCGGTCATAAAAAAGAGATAGCAGTTCCGGGCCCGGGCGCAGCATTACAATACCAAGCTCACGCGCTATTACGGGTTTAAGCAATGCTCTCATCATGCCGCATCCTCCCGAATAACGATCCGCCCGGCTTCACCCCATCGCTTAGTTATGCGGCCGTCCCAGATATGGGCGTCATCCTCATAGATGGCATCCATCAGAGCCTTCATCAGGTTATCCATGTCTGGTTTTGACTGGTGCGGCTGGCCGTTAAACTGCTGGCGCTTTTTCTTGCTCCAGCTTGGCGGCATAGGAATGATAAAAGTGACGTGAAAATCCGATTCAGGGAGCTGAACTTTGTGTAGGCGTACTTCATCGCAGAACGCACGGTAACGCATTACCTCAGGCCGTTTTTTCCAGCGGTCAGCGCGTGTCATTCGGGGCTTGCCCATCGGAGTGATGCTGTATTCTTTCATGCATCCCTCCAGAACCGTGGCTGCCACGTTCTTTCAGTTCTTGGAGGGCGGGCCGATTCCGGCAGCAGCGCGCTGACCGTCCAGGATTTGAAATCAGCGGACAGATTTCTCTCAGTTCTGACCCGATTCGCGTTGTAGCGCTCGACCAGCTCGCTCGCCTCGGCTTCCGTCAAATTATCGTGCTGAAACCATCCCATTTTCACAATGGCACCCCGGCAAGCGCCAAATAATCGATAGCTCGCTGACGTGCGCCAGGTACTTCGTCCACCAGCTCGCGCAGCAGCAGTTCGGCAGTATTCGCCGCCGGTGGTTCATTGATTGTGATGCCGCGGGAAACACCGCGGGCTACCGTAATGACGCCTTTGCGGTGCAATGCCCGGATGTGCTCAGCGGCAGCATTAGGGGAGCTGACGCCGATCAGCTCAGCAAGTTCCAGGCAGCTGGGCGGGTAGCCGTGAGTGCGTGCGTAGTTCACCAGGAGGTCATAAACCTCCCGTTGCCTCAGTGTGAGGGATTTGATTTTGTCGGTATGAGACAAATGACCAGCGCGGCCACCAGGGCCGCCGATCGCTTGTAGTTTTTCGTTTGTTGTTTGCGCCATGGTATTCTCCCGTGGCACAGCAGGTTGCTGGTTGTTCAGGCCAGCTAATTGATAATATCAGAGGGTGGAGCACGTCTAAAGCCTGCCCTCTCCAGCATTTCAGTAAATAACGAGGGCTTTCCTACAATGTCGTCGTCTTCCAGTGGCATGAAAGAATACTCGCTTCCTTTGCGATACATCAGGGCGCGGTCGCACGCCGGGAAATTCTCAAAATAGGCGACGACTGCGCGGTCAGTACAGCGTACCAGCGCAAACCCTGTATCTGGTAATTCCTCCATGCCCCCTCCTCAACTTGTTCTTTTTTTTCTGTCAGCACGGATCACTCGTGTTCTGAAATTACCATTATCTGAAATGTTCTGGCCTTGCCTTCTAAGGTTTGCAGCCTCGAGTGAATTGAATTACTGGACTCTTTGTAATCATTAACCACTTTCGTATCCTCATGGTTTGTTAGCATATTTTATACTGTATATGCATACAACTGTATTTATAAACAGTACACCCAAAGGCATTTTTGATCAACGTATTAAGAGCACATTTTGCGAATGGAGAAAGGGCCGCTATGGCCCTTTGATTACGCTGCTAAAAATTTCCCGCTGCACAGTTCCGGCAAATTAACCCTGACCAGGGCCTCTGCGAACGGCGGCGGGACAGCATTGCCGCAGCGCGCCACCTGCTTATCTTTCGGATATTTCACGCCGCGGTAGTCACGGTCGATGATGTACCAATTAGGGAAGCCCTGCGCACGATAAAGCTCATGCGGCTGAAGCATGCGCATTCCGATATCGACGATGCGATACGTAACCCCCTCGATTTCGACAAACTCACTCAAGCCGAAGGAATGCAGAAACTCGCGAACCTGGTCCGCGCGCCGTTCGTCGTAGTCATTTGCCGCTAGCACTGTGCGAACCTCTCCTACATGCTGCCCGCCGGCCGTTACCGTCGGCATCGGCTCGCCCGTTGGCTGTCCATCGCGGCAGGTGCCACGGAATTTAACAAGATGTGATGTAACGAGGGCGTGATGATCGGTGGTTGTGACCGTATGTGCAGGCTCAGCCATTGATACGCCAGCTCCGGTATAATTACCGCCGAAATGCTTAACAAGATTGGCGGCAATTAACGCATGCTTGCCGCCACCTGCAACAACCGTACCAAGCGGCTTATCCAGGCCGGGTACGCGCGGCGACTGACCAGGCCGTTCACTATAGCCAACCTGGATCAATGTAGGTGCGACAAGCTGTGATTTTCCACCGCCACCGGCCGTTATCGTCGCGCTCGGCTCGTCGAGACGGTGGCCGACGCTCGCACCGAACTGCCGCGCTATCGCTGGGGTGATCAGGCATGAGTGGTTTGTGTTAACTATCGTATGGGCGGGCTGTTCTACGCCGCGGGGTTTCGCAGAATATTTCGGGCCGCCAGCACCAGCAATAAACGGAACCAATCGCGGTACAGCAAGTGCAAATCCGTGCTTTCGGGTTATTGTCTGGATCGACTCCGCCAGTGTTTGCCCACGGAAACAGTCATATCCACCGCCAGTGTGGTTACACTTCACGATGAACGGTGTAGCGCTATTTATGACGAACTTTTCCACGCCGCGCGCGATACGTCGGAGCGTATTTTCCGCCAACGGTTTTTTACGATCAAAAATGGATGCGGCGGGCAGTGACCAATCAATACACTCGGCAGCGGTTCGCCACGCCGCCAGCTTGCCTGATTTAACCATGTCAGATTTCGGATCCCCGTGGCTCGCCTCCGGCCAGGTCACCGGCACGCCGTCGCAACGCATCACCATGAAGAACCGCTTCCGGATGGTCGGCGCGCCAAAGTCGCATGCGTGCAATTCCCGATGGTCAACGGCGTAACCCAGCCCGTTAATCAACTGCTGAGCTTGCTCGCCGTCGGGAGAAATACCCAGGAACTCGCAGCACTCCACCAGCGCCGGATGTACTGTCGGAACGCCACCGGAGAGCATGCCGCAGAACGCTTCAAAGGTTTCACCTGTACGGGCAGGATCCGGACGCATTTCGCCAGCCAGCAGCGGACCCCAGGTCTTAAACTCCTCCACGTTCTCAAGCATCATCACGCGGGGACGCACCGCCAGCGCCCAGCGAATGACAATCCAGGCCAGCCCGCGAATCTCCTTCTCTACAGGCTTTGCACCTTTAGCTTTCGAAAAGTGGCGGCAGTCAGGGCTAAACCACGCCAGCCCCACAGGACGACCAGCGGTCGCAGCCAGCGGGTTCACATCAAACACACTTTCGCAATAATGCAGCGTGTCAGGGTGATTAGTTGTGTGCATTGCCACCGCGTTCATATCGTGGTTAATCGCAATATCCACGCTGCGCCCGGTTGCCAGCTCAATGCCGGTGCTGGCCCCGCCGCCGCCGGCAAAGTTATCTACGATAATTTCTCTCACGCGTATTTCTCCATGGCGCTGGCCAGCGTACGGGCAGCTGTGATAATTGCCGGTACCGGCATTTCTTCCAGCCACATGCGATTGATGTGGTGTTTCAGTCGGCGCTGGTGGTGCGCCGGCAATTGCCCGGAGCTTTCCACTTGTGAATAAACCATCATTACTTCCGCAGGCCAGACAGTTTCATGCACGTCCACCAGCAGCAGGGATTCCAGCTCTATGATGCGGCGTGTCGCGTATTGCAGCGTTGCATCCATCTCACTCACTCCCCACGGTGCCGCCAGCAGCGCGGAACACTTCAGCGTTAATTCCGGCAGCTTGCAGGTACGCAACTACCTCTGATTCGATAAGCATCTGAAAACCGTTGACGTAGGTTCCCGCTGGCAGCTTCACGGACAACTGGCGCGCCTCCAGCTCCGCAATGCGCTTAATTGCTTCATCGAGAGCAGATTCAAGATTGCCGATATGTTCAGCGTCACAGCATTCTGCGCAGATAGCACACCTTTCTTCGTTCAGAACAGTGAGTTCGTAATGAGAGCAATATTCGCAATGGCGCATAACTGCCTTGTCCCAGTCGTGAGTAGTTCGTTTGGGCGCAATGATTGGCTTCAGCGCTTCGAGTGAGTTAGTCATTGCTGGACTCCGGTTTATTTGAGGGGTGGCAGTAGTGCTCGCCTTTGGGCCTGCTGCTACTGCACCCGCAGCGCGGGCAAGGCGTAGGGGGCATAATTGATGCCCGGCATAGATCCCAGATGCCTTGTGCGTCAAAGCCTCCGTCACACATATCGCTCATCGAGTCCAGTACATGCGGCGGTATATCATCTGGCGCGGTTAGCGAGGCCAGTGCGATTTCCAGTGCCTTAAGCTCAAAAACTCCACGCTCTGACATAAATTCTTTGTCTGTTCCGTTTCCCAGGGCGATGTTGTGTTGCAGGAAATTAATCAGCGCCTCTAACTCGGTTCCCTTGCTCATGCGCGCACCTCGGCGAGTAAGCGGTTCAACAGCGCCATGTTCGGGCTCAGTCCAAACACCGGTTCGTTTGTGTCTGCTGCTGGTGGAATGATGTGATACGTCATCTGGCCCAGAACACCGCGGCTTTCGATAACTCGGGCACGCTTCAGCAGTGATAACGCCGAACCCACTGTGATGGTGCTAATTTTCACCGCTTTGGTGATTTCCGTGTGCGTGCAGCCTTCATGCTGGCGGATATACGCCTCTACCAGCTCCCGGCCCGTTGGCGCTGCTTTTGCCTGCTTAATTTTTTTGCTCATGGTTTTATCCTTGGTCATTGGTCAGAACTCGATTGGTTAAATTTTTCCTGCTGCTTTTCGTCTCAAATACTCCTCATGCAGTTTCTGTGCTGGCGTCGGCGCGCCGGGTTCCGCTTTCGACGCAATCCGTTTACGAATTGGTGGAACCGAATAGCCTGCCGCAACCTTCTTCTCCCATCGGGTCAGCTTGAGCGCGGCGAGTTTGTCCATGTCCCTTTGCGAAAGTCGGCGTTCGACACACTCCCGGCGCATCTCTACGCAGATGTGGTAAAGCACCTGGTGCCTCCAGTTAAATTCCTCCGAGGAACTGTACTTCCACCCCTCACTCTTCCAGCGGTTGTATTCCGCGATAACGTCAGCAGCATTAAGACCGAAGGCACCGCCAGAACACTGCGCAGCCAGCGCGATGAACTCAGCCAGATCCGGCGGCCAGGAGTTACCTGCCGTACACTGCTCGACAAGGCGGGAACACACTTCACTGAGATGGCCCGCTGTCATCGATGAAACCTGCGTCACCCATAGCGTTGACGGACTCAATCCATTCTTCGTTACCCAGCGATTCCCATACACACCCGCCAGCGTCTCCCACAGTCCCCATGCCCTCCGCTCCGTCTCGCTGAGGCTGTTCCCGCTCCCTGCGCTGTCGCTCAGCACGAACTGCGTCTGCTGCTGAACCGCCGGAGCCCGAATTATTTTGCCCATGTGTCACCTGCCTG